AGACAATCACAAGGATTAGATCCAAATACTTTAAACAAAACTGCAACAGGTATTAATCAAATTTTATCTCAATCACAAATGAGAATGGAATTGATTGCTAGAATATTTGCTGAGACAGGTATTAAAGATTTAGGATATAAAATGTTTGAGTTGATCTGTAAGTATCAACAAAAAGAAAAGATATTAAAAATTCGTGGGAAGTTTATTCCTATGAGACCATTTGAATGGAGAGATAAAGTTAACGTAACTGTAGCTGTAGGACTAGGAACTGGTTCTAAAGAACAACAATTAATTTTATTAACATCTATTCTTGAAAGACAATTACAAGCTATAAACTTACAACAGAATGTTTATGGCCCAATGGTTAATTTAAGGAACATATATAATACATTAAAGAAACTAATAGAGAACGCAGGGTTAGGTAATGTTGAACCATACTTTATGGATCCAGATGTTGGGCAATCGCAAATGCCACAGCTTCCACCTAAACCACCTACTGAGTTTGAAAAGGTTTCATTAGCTCAAGTTCAAGGTCAAAACGAAAGAGAAGTCATCAAAACTAATGTTGAGATGAAACGTATTGAAGCTGAAATGAGAGCCAAATTACTTGATTATGAAATCAAAATTAAAGAATTAGAGCTTAAATATAGCACTAAAATAAATGAGATTGATTTAAAGAATAGATCTATGATAGAAACTCAGAAGCTCCAACAAACTGGAGATATATTTAAAAAAATAATGGAAGGACAGAAAGAGTTTTTTAATGATGGACAACAAACAAATTCCACAACACAACCTGGACCAACAGATTCACAGGGCGAAACAAGCTAGTATTTTACTAGACGAGCCTTTGCTGAAGGAAGCTTTTGAATATCTATCTGAATCTTATAGATCAGAAATATTTAAAACTTCATATTCCGACCACGAACAAAGACAAGTTCTTTGGATGGCATTTAATATGCTAGACAAAATTAAAGGACATCTTGTTAGTGTAATGGAGACTGGCAAACTAGCTGCCGCTGAGCTAGATAACCTAAAACGTCAATCGTAGTAATTACGAAACGATAACCAATGGAGCATATATGGCAGATGATAAATCTGTACAAGGTGCTGCTGAAAAGATACTTGGATTACTGAACCCTAAATCAGGACAATCGGCCCCAGTACTTAAAGCAGAACCATCAGTTGAACTTGAAGATAAAAAATCTCAAGAAGTTTCAAATGACAATCAATCACAGTCTGACGAAATTGTTGAAGAAACCCCTGCGACTGAGAATACGCAAGAAGAAATAACAGAAGAACCAACACAACAAGAAGAAGTCGAGAAACAAAATCTCCACCGAGTAAAAGTACAAGGTCAAGAGTTAGATGTTACTCTCGATGAACTTAAGTCTGGTTATTCTAGAGATTCAGATTATAGACAAAAAACTCATCAATTATCACTAGAAAGAAAAAGTCTTGAAAGTGAAAAAGATAGTTTACGTCAGACTTATGATTCTCGAATTAAAGAACTAAATAGTGCAATTCAATCTGCAGATTTACTTTTTAAAGAACAAATTGGGGTACAAGATCTTAATCGTTTATATGATGAAGATCCTTCTCAAGCTGCCAAGTTGGAGTTTAAGATTAGACAACAACAAGGTCGTATTGGTGAATTAAAGAAGAAAGCAGATGATGCTTTCCAAAGTGAGTTCTCACAATACCTTAAAAGAGAAATCAAACTCGCAGAAGAAATGATACCTGAGTTTGGAGATCCAATTAAATCTACTGAATTTAAACATAATGCTAAAAAAGTTTTAAGCGATTATGGTTTTAAAGATAATGAAATTTCTTCATTAACAGATCATAGATTTTTATTGGTTCTGAAAGATGCCATGTCTTTTAAAAATGCTAAAGGATCTAAAGACCTATCTGTAAAAAAGATAGTCTCAGCTCCTAAAGTAATTAAAGCTGGTGTTGCCAAACCAAATAGTTCAGTTCGTGATATCATGCAACAAAAAATTGGTAAAGTACGTAAGACTGGTCGCATGGAAGATGCACAGTCTGCGATACTTCAAATGATAACACAAAAAAAATAAGGAAAAATAAATGGCACAACCAACCAATACTTTCGATACTTACGATTCAGTAGGTAACCGAGAGGATTTACAAGATGTGATTTATTCTATCTCTCCAACTGACACTCCTTTTATGAGTGCAGCTGCTAGAGAACAGGTTAAATCTACAAACCACGAGTGGCAAACTGATGCCCTTGATGCAGCTTCTACAAGTAATGCTGTTATCGAAGGTGATGATGTTACTTTAGATGCAGTTGTTGCAACTTCAAGACTTGCTAATAGAACGCAAATCATGGACAAAGCAGTTGTAATTACTGGTACTCAAGAAGCTATCGATAAAGCTGGTAGAGCATCTGAATTAGCATATCAAATTGCTAAAAAGTCGAAAGAACTAAAACGAGACATTGAAGCTACTTTAATGGGTAATCAAGCAAAAGTTACTGGTAACGCAAGTACTGCCAGAAAATTTGCTTCATTAGGATCATGGGTATTTTCTAATGACGTTGTAGGATCTAGCGGTGCTTCACCAACTGGTGATGGTACTGATGCTAGAACTGATGGAACACAAAGAGCCTTAACAGAAGATTTACTGAAATCAGTAATTAAATCTGTTTGGAACGCTGGTGGTTCTCCTTCTGTTCTAATGACTGGTCCTTTCAACAAACAAAAAGTATCTGGATTCACAGGTGGATCTACTAGATTTGATGCTTCAGAAGATAAAACATTATACGCAAGTATCGATGTTTACTCATCTGATTTCGGTGATCTAGAAGTTGTACCTAATAGGTTCTCTAGAGATAGAGATGCCTATGTTCTGGATATGGATTACTGGGCAGTTGGTTTCTTAAGAGATTTCACTATGCATGAGATTGCAAAATCTGGTGATAGCGAAAAAAGACAGCTTTTAGTTGAGCTTACTTTGATCTCTAGAAACGAAGGTGCTAGTGGTTTAGTTGCAGACTTATCTACATCGTAGTATAATACTTGTGGGGGGAAATAGTTCCCCCTACAAACAAACAATTTTGTTTGGTCTTTGAAGTCTTAAAGGCGGAACGAAGCAAACATAGGAAAAAAAATGCGAACACTTAATGACTACTTTTTAACTGCTAGATTAGCTGATGTATCAGCTGCTAGTTCAGTTAATCTTTCTGTACCTGATGATGGAAAAATTGTTAAAATTATTTCTGTATTAGGCGGAACAATAACAACAGCTAATTCTGCTGTAACAAGTGCTATAAATGGAACTACTGTAACAGGTGGTGGATTTACAGTTACTGCTTCAGGATCTGCTAATGGAGACATTGATACTGCTGAACCAACAGCTGCTAACAATGTTACAGAAGGTCAATTTATAACTATTACATCTGATGGTGGATCTACAGTTACTCAACCACTAGACATAACAGTTATCATTAGACGATAATTTTACATAAGGGGTAGCAATACCCCTTACAACAATTTAATAAGGATAAAATATGGCAATTAATTTAAGACCTGCATTAAGACCTAAGTCTACTGCAAAAACAACCTCATCATCTACATCAGCACAATCTGCTGCTATAGCTGACAATATATCTTATGTAAGAGTTGCAGTTGATGCAATATCTTATTTAGAATTTGGAGTTAATCCAACAGCTACTACAAGTTCATTATATCTTGCAGCTGGTGCATCAGAAATATTTAAAGTAGCTCCTGGCGAAAAGATAGCAGTTATAACTGCAACTTCTGGTAACATGTGGATTTCACTATTAACTGAGTAATGACTAAGTTAAGAGACGTTACTTACGATGGAGTTCAACAAACTTCATACATTCAAGAATCGGATGGTAAGTTAACTATTAAAAATACTCAAGATGTAGAACCTGTTCTTCAAAAGAATAAAAGGTTGATTACATTAAATGATGGTTATTCTAAATCGAGAGATTTAAAAAGAATAGCAAGTATTCCAAATATATGTTTAGGCATATGGGCCAAAGAATATAACGGAACTAATAATTGGTTTGCAATACCACATATTGAACGTAAAAAAATATTACGTAAAAAGTTAAACTCAAACGAGTACAGATATTTTAG